TCCCAATGGTCAGTTAAGGACATAACAGCGTTTAAATTCTCGGTGCAAATAACATCGGGATATCCATTAATATTTAAAAAAGTTCCTGCACCACATAAAAAGAAACTTGGTAATTCAGGAACATCCGGCAATTGTTGGCCATCAGTAACTGATATAGCAATATAACCAACACCACCACTCACACCAATAGCAGTGGCAACTAAATCAACTAACTCTTGTATTGTAGCTGATTTCAAATCAGTTCCTACAGTATGTGGAAATAAATTTGTTAAACTTAACGTTTCATCAGGAAGTTGGTCAACTCTAATCGTTGTAATTAATTCGGGATTTATTGCCATATTTTTATAATTTCATTATTTTTAATAATACCATGTAAGGTTGCATATTTTTATTAATTCCACTAACTCCTTCTGTAGCTGTATAACCAGCGGGATTTGATTGTATGCCATTTGGCTCTCCACTACCTGTTATAATATAAAGCCCTGGATCTCCATTGTCTCGGTTTGATCCGCCTACAAATAACCCTTGATGAGAATGTTCAACTACAACTGCATTTTTAGAGCCTCCAATAGCTTTAATAACATTATAATTATTTCCGTAGCCAATACTTACTAAACCATCTAAATTTGGAGTTCCGTTTTGACCATTACAAATAGCATAACCCTCGCATAAATCAACCCCTAATCCTGTTTCATCAAAATTATCATCAATATAAGCTTGTGAAACCCATAAATCTTTAATTTCAAATTGAAAAGCGTTAGAGTTTATATTTACAAAATCAACTAAATCTTGACCATCTATTTGTTGTAAATCAGTTCCATTTTCAACTGCTATTTTAGAAGTTAATTCTATTGTTCCTGTTGGTAACTCACCAACACGAATTGTGGTTATTTCTGATGGATTTATTGCCATTATTCTGTTGTTTTAATTATATAATTTGCATCTGTATTAGTTGTAAGTATTACATCCGGATCACCATCGTTCAATACAAATTCACCTAAACCTCTTGTAAGTGGAACACCATAACCAACCATTGAACCACTAAAACTTAAAAACTCATCAACTGCCGAAGCTTCCGAAATTTCAGTAATATAGCATTTGCCATAATCAACTGTTGGAAATGTTGTGCCTTGTATCTTCCAATCCAATAATATTTTAGAACGTTTTAATAGTTTTAGTTTATCGTAAGATGCAACCGTAAAAGTTCCACCCGCTACAGCTGAATTGATTTGTATGCCTTCATATGATATACTATACCCTTGCATCATAGGTCGTGAAGTATTCCATCCGTTATTATCTCTTGTAGTTGTGGATAGCATTTCGGCATTTTCAGAAAGCGAATTACTTGTTAAACAACCAATCGGTAACCAGTTTCCTTGCTGTTTAATATACAAAATCCTATCGTTGCCATTGTAGAAATCCATTAAAAGTAGTTTTAATTACTACAAATGTAGTAAAAAATATTCTTTGTTTATAATCGTTCTAAATAAATTTTATTACATTTGTACATATAAACACTACCAATGGTAAAAAATAGAATAGCTTTAGCTTGGGATGTATTAAGAGGTGCAAATAAAAACCTATTTAACGAAAGCATTTATAAATTAGTCGGAGGCCTTACTTCCACATATAATTCTACTTTAGAAACTTTAATAACAAAAGGTTATGGAGAGAATCCTGATGTTAATGCAATAGTAAATCAACAAGCCTCAAAAACAACATCAGTTCCTTATTGCGTAAAAAAAATAGATGATAAAGAAGCTTATAAAAAGTTAAAAAAATATCCTAACAATCCAACGTTTCAACAAAAGTTAGCAATTAACAAACTTAAAAGCAAAGCTTACGAAACCGATACAGAATTGCCAATGCCTTTAGAAAGGCCTAATGTTAACCAAACATGGAACGATATGTTTTTCTTATATAAAGTATATCTTAAAGTTTGCGGTAATGTTTATCTATATAAGCAAACAATTAGCGAAGGAGCAAACGCAGGAAACCCATTGCAACTTTATATCCTTCCTTCTCATTGGATGCAAATAGTATTAAAGCCAAATGCAGCTTTAATGAGCGTTGAAAACCCGATTGATTATTATATCATGCAACAGGGTAATAAATTAATAAGATTTGATGCTGCTGATATAATCCACATTAAACGATCAAATCCTTTTTACAATCAAAGTGGATCGCATCTTTACGGTTATAGCGAATTGATGGCCGCTATAAGAAATATAAATAGTTCTAATAATGGAATTGATAACAATTCTAAAACAATGCTTAACAGCGGGGTTTATGGATTTATTCACGCTGGTGATGGAGCAACACCATTAACAGCAGAGCAAGGCCAATCTTTAAAGGATAGGCTTGTTGAAATGGATAATGATAGTACAAGACTTTCAAACATTGCAGGAGCCAGTGCAAAATTAGGATTTACACGTATTTCACTTACAACCGATGAACTTAAACCTTTTGACTATTTAAGTTACGACAGACGAACTTTAGCAAACTGCCTTAATTGGAATGTAGATTTGTTAAATGAAGAAAAGAACGGAAGCGGTTTTGGTGTTGATACCATGAACGAAGCACGTAAACGAGTTGTAACTGATAATATTAAACCCGATTTAGATTTGTTAGCTGAATATTTAAACCTTGAATTTATACAAAAATTTAAAGGTTATGAAGATGCCAAAATTGAATGGGATATTTCAGAACTACCAGAAATGCAAACAGACATGGAAACAATGTCTAAATGGGTTAACTCTGTTCCTTTAACATTAAACGAAAGAAGGGAAGTTTTTAACTATGAAGAAATTGATGATGAGATGATGAACGAAGTTTATATTCCTACCGGAATAGTCAATCTAAACGATCCAACACTTAACACGTTAATGGATGGACAAACTACGCTTTAGACAAGAAGTTCAAGCCTACCGAATAGTTAGAAGAAATATTATTAAAATAGTTAACGCTATTCCTTTTAACAATATGTCTAAACTGACTTATGAATTTTTAATTTATTCAAACGTAACCGAAAGCCAAATAAAAGAAATGTATAAAGAGATTTATACTACTTTAGGCAATCCACAATATAAACGTATTAAAAGAAGCATTAAAGCCGATATTACTTTTGAAAGTATTATACAAGCTTGGATTAATTCAAATTTAGGCTATCGTATTGTTTCAGTTCATCAAACTTTAATTGAAAGTATAATTGCTGTTATTGCTAAAGGATATGAAGATAATATTTCGGTTGCGGATATTACTCGAAATCTACAAAATAAATTCGGATGGTATAAAGCACAAGCTTTAAGAATAGCACGAACTGAAACCACAACCGCAACAAATTACGCTACTGTTGTAGCTGCACAAAGCTCTGATTTTGTATTAGAGAAAACTTGGATAAGCGTACAAGATAACAGGACCAGGAGACCACCTAAATCTGTTTATGATCATTTAGATATGAATGGTGTTAAAGTTGGTCTTAATCAGCCATTCTTTACAAGTGGTGAAGAGATAATGTATCCAGGTGATCCAAATGCAAAGGCAGGAAATGTAATTAACTGCCGATGCAAAGTGGTATTTACTGTTAAAGAAGATGAAAACGGATTACCAATAAGAAAAACTATCCTTTAATAGTTGCCTTAACTGTGTTATTACCATAATCAGGACTTACTGTATATTGAATGTCTGCTATATCAGTATTATAAAACTGTAATAATTTTACTTTTGTTATATTATTTTTATAATCATAATCCCACTCAATAGGCATAAATAATCCAACTATATTATCAATAGTAACAACAGAAAAATAAGGAATATATCCATAAACATCGCCAGTAAATACTTTAATAGGATTTGATTGAATCCTTAAATCATCCATAGCTGAAATACCTAATAATGGTAAATTTTCAAACTTATTTTTACGTGTCCATAATGTTGTTAAAGTTGTTAAATCATCTTTATATATAGAACCAATAAAAGAAGCTATACCATCACCATTAAATACTTTTTGATTTTCTTTAGTAATTGAGCTTGGTGGTTGTGAACGAGTAACTGTATGAAATTCCCCAACCAAACCTTGTGATTCTAAAATATTGCTAATTAAATCAACAGAATCAAATCCCGCTGTTTCAAAATCAGCAAAAGGATTACATAATATGATTTCTAAAGTACAATTATTAATTAATGGAGGTAATGATAATTTAAAATTTGCATAAACTATTCCCCATCGAGTTCCATCACCATTAAAAGGAACATTAAATTGATAAAGTGTATTATAATTTACCCAAGTATTATTTTGGTTTAAATAATATCCATCACTTGTTTTTATTTTAATTCTATAAGTTATTAATTCATTTTCTTGAAAACCAATTTGAGCATATAATTTTGCATTAAAATTAAATGATTCTCCTAATTCACCATTTATTGGAGTTGAGGTTATTAATTCAAATACTGTACCTGTTCTTGCTATTACCAATCTTGGAGTAGATGAATTTATAAATGGATATTTTATTAAATTTGCAGGTAATGTAGGACTTGTTGTCCAATCATAAAAAACTGGATCTTCTTCCCATTCAGCTACCGGAATAGTTGTATCAAAATTAAAAGTTGGATTTGTTACTAATCCAGCAACTAACCCATATTGATAATTTAATCGATAAGCCGATATTGCTCCTTTAACTTCGATTTGTTGATTTGAACCTGCGTGATGAGGGTAATATCCATTAATTTGACTGCCTAAAACCGAATTTAAATTCTTTGTAAAAACAACATCGGTTGTTTGATTTATAAATTCAGTATAACCGTTTAACTCTAAATCGTTAGGTCTATAAATCCACCATTGGCCATCTTGTTGAGTAATAACTGCGGAAAATAAATTTAACATCGAAGTTAAAACCTCGTTGCAATCCATTATAATTATATCGTTTTTATCTTTTATAAAACGATCTGAATTTACATAAATGTCTTTTAAAATATTTGTTCCTGTATAATCAATATATGTTACATTTACACTTGTATTTATATCTAAAGACAAACGTGTCCTATCTAAACAAGCTTTAATAACATCATAAACGGCAAGTTTTCCTGTAAATGGTAATCCATTAGTTTGAACAAAAGATAAGTCTTTTAAAGCGCCTAATATATCGTTACTTTCTATGTTAACATACCAAACATCATTAACAAAACTTTGTTGGCATCCATCCGGTTTTATGTATCCTTCAAATATAATTTGACTGCCTTTTAATAGTTCAGTTTTATAAGTAAACTCATCTTCAAGTAAAAATTCATCAAAAGTTAATGTTTGGTTCGCTTCTAAAGACAAATCTAATCCTGTTCCCCTTATCTGATCTAATATAGTATCAACATTTGATTTTTTAAGTATAAATGTTCCATATATTTCAGATGCAGTACCTTGATAATTGCTTTTATAAATATTTAGTGTATAATCATCAAAATATAAATAATACTTTAAATTAGTTCCAAAAGGCTCTACATCTTCAGTAGTTATTGTTATATTTTCGTTTAAATCTTCACCAATGGTAACAACAGCATCAGCTTGTATTAAAACTTCAATAGTGTTATTAACTAAAGAATAATCAATTAAATCATTTATATAATTCTCACGTAAAAAACTTAACAATATTTGTAAAGTTTCATCAAGTGATGTGCCTATTGGAACTTCGTAAAATTCTGTTGGTGTTGCTCCATTAGCAATAAAATCAACTTTCAATTCAAAACCACCAGTTGAATAATATAAAGGAAATGAATCAACAGTTATTGTATAACTATATCCAATTACATTAATAACTGGTTGTGCGCTAAAATCTATTATTATTTTCTTTGCCATTATCCTAAACCTAAAGTTCCCCCTAAACGTCTGTTTGAGTTTAAAGTATTATTTAAAACTCCTATTAACTTTTGTCCTGCAATTTCAAATACTACTGTTCCACCGCCTTGACTTGAACTAAATCCGCTTGAAGTAAAACTTTGATTGTTTGCACCTGCTCCTGTTCCTCCTGAAGTTTTACCACCTCCACCAATACCACCGCCTATTGAACTTGATTTTGAACTAAAAAAAGAACCTAAAGCAATTAAAGCAACACCGGCTGCAATAGCTACAGCAGGATTTAATGATTTTAAAGCTGCCTTTATTCCTAATAAACCAACACCAATTGAAATAGCCATTTGACCCATATTTGTTAAAATACTACCTAAAGAACTTAAAAGAGTTTTCCCAACAGATTCTAAAACATTGCCTCCAGTAGCTAAAGCACTTCCTATTGCGCTTCCTAATCCTGCAAATGTATCAGCAATAGAAGTATTTATTATTTCAGTTGCAGAGTTATTAAATTCAAGTAAAGCAGCAGCCATTGCAATAGCACCTTCATCAATAATATCAGGTATTTGAACTAAAGAAGATTTTATTACGCCAGGTAATTCTTTTATCTTATTTCCAAAAGCATCAACTTGACCATTTAAAACTGCAATTCCTTTAACATCAAATAATGGAGCAGGAATTATTGCATTTGTTATTCCTGTTACTTGTGGAGTGTTATAAGTTTTAATTGGTTTTTCAACTTCTTGTTTTAACCTAATACTTGCAGCTACATTTTCATTTATTCTTGAAGTCCATTTAGCTTGTGCTTGTGCATTTTTTTCTAATTCTAAAGCATTTTCAGAAAGTTGACTATCTAAATCCTTTATTGCTTTTATATTTCTAATTGCAGCATTTATTACAAAATCTTGATTTTTACCAGTCGCAGCTAAAGCCGCAGTATTTTTAGAAGCAGAAGATTGCTCTAATTTTGATTTTTCAGATAATAACTGTAATTTCTTTTCTTCTAATTTAAATTCTTCTTGTGATAATTTAACTAATTCGCCTGTATATGCTTGTGCTTTCGCTTTAGCTATTAAAGCATCTGTAACTCCCTTTACTGCATTAGCTACATTACCATTTAATATTTGTTCTTTTGTTAGATTTCCAAAGTATCCAGGGTATTGTTGTTGTAATTCTTTAACAGCAATTAATCTGTCATTCATTGATAAATTAACATCTTTAGCAGTAGAAACTAAAGAATTCATACCCGATATTTCAGCAGCTGAATTTTTTACAGCTTCATCATTTGCTTTTTTTAATGCAGCACCGAATTCATCAAAGTTGCCTGTAATTTTATCAATAACATCGCCAACTGTTAAACCGCTTTGAGAAAGTAAAGTTAAACCTGTTGTAAGTAAAGAAACACCCAAAAGAATACCACCCGTTCCTGCTATAGAACTTGCTAAAGCTTTTAACGCTCCGCCTGTGCTTCCTGTTTGTGCTTTTAAATATGAAAAGCTTTCAGCAGTAGCAGTAATGTTGTTTCCAATACCGATAATACCAAATGGAGCATCTTGTGCTATTCTACTAAATTGCGTTAGTGTATTACCTGCATTGGCAACCTTTGGAGCTGCGGATGCAAAAGTTTGTCCTGTATCTTTTACAGTACTTTTAAGGCTGTTTAAACTTGCCTTTGCATCTTTTATCTGCGAATTGATTTCAGTAGTATCTAAACCAACTTTTAACCTATCAAGTTTTATCTTTGACAGTTCTTTTATATCAAACTCAACTTCTTTGATTTTCTTTTCAAAGTCGGTAATGTCTGCTCCAATCTCAACTGTTAATTTACCTCCTGCCATTATGCTTTTATTTTTTCTTGATATTTTCTAAATTCATTCATAAACCTCTCTTTCATCTCATCTGTTACACCTGACCTAACTTGCTTTTCATTATTCAAAGGTAAAAAAGCTTCCTTACGTTTAACCATCTTTTTTGGATCTTGATGAGGTGCAATGTAACTGGTCCACATTAACTCTCTTAACTTTTGCCAATCGTATAAATCAATTCTTTTATATGCAAAAAGTCGAATTTGAAACTCCGCCCACGTCATATCGTAAACCGCTTCCAAACTCGACATTCTTAATTCACCAATGGCAAAAGAAATTACATCCTCGCTCCAGTTTATTTTTTCGTTACTATTTTTTTTTTGCTTTTATCTTCAGGAACATCCTTTGTTAAGGATTGAGTAAAGGCTTGAAAAAACGATGTAACTACTTCGCTGTCCATTCCAACCTCATCAATCCACTCTGCTACATCAAAAGCATCAAAGTCAGGAAATTCATTTTTACGTTTAAAACCAAAAGCGCAACTGTGAAACATAATTAAAGGAATCCATTTAAAAGGATTCTCTGCTAATTTAGCATCGATTTCAGTCATCGCTATTTTTTCGCTTTCGAGTAAGTTTCCTAAAAAACCTAATCCAAAATGGAATAAACGATCTTTACCACCAATAGTTAAGGTTATTTGTTTCATTAATCCATAGGATCATAAGTTAATACAGGGCCATCACCATCTAAAGTAAGTGAGAAAGTTGTTAGCTCGTCACCACTTCCGAAAGTAGCACTTAAATCAGTAATATAAGCATAACCATAATATTTTACAGAGTCATTATTATCAACATCTGTATCAAGTTTCCAAGTCACTAAAGTTTTGTTTAGTTGCAATGAAAACAAAGCATCATGAGAAGTTTTTTGATCATCACCTCCATCAGTGGTAGTGTCGATATATTCTCCTTCAGCATCTAATGAATAACTAAATGTTCCTGGGGTTTTTTGAATCACACCTGGTGAACATTTTGTTGTGCTTTCAATCATAGATAATGTTGTGTTTAATCCATTTGAAGTTAGACAAGCAACAGGCTTATAAGCTGGTGAGTCCCAAATGTAAAGTATTCCGTTTTCGCCTTTTATTGACATAATTTCTATTTTTTATAAATTAATGATTTCAAATTCAAAGATAATAATTTTATTTATATTTATTCTAAATAAATATAAAATTTATTGTAAAGTTAAAATAACTCGAATAAAGTTACGATAAACTGTTTGTGTTGCTGTACTGCTGTCTAAATTACTTGGAAACTCATATCTACGATTAACAACTGTATAGCCATCAATAGTAATATTTTCAATTAATGATAAAATGTTATTTTCCATGTCATCATTAACTAATCTACTACCTACATTTCCCGCTCCATTGTAAATTTTTACAATATCTAAAAGAGTATAAGAAATCCATAAATAATTGCATTTAGTAGCTTTGTCAATCTCTTTGTCCTGTGTTGATATAATCACGTATTGATTAGGTATATCATTGCCGGTTACTTGCATATCATAACAATCATAATCGCCTATTATGGCATCGTATAAAGCTTTCCTAACGTATTTATTTGGATTTACCATATTTCTCTAATACTTTTTTTAACTTCTCTAAATATTCAGTTCTACCTTGCAATAATGCTGGATATAAATAAGGTCTTGGCCTTAAATTAACTTGCTTTATTCCTTTACCTTTAAACTTAATCGCCTGTTCTTTTAGTTCGTTTGGAACATCAACTAAACCACCAGTGCCAAACTCAACAAATGGAGCATAAGGCGCTATAACTCCTCCAGCTTCAATCTTCCAATTTAACGGATTATCTTTTACCGCTTGTATGGATTGTCCTAACTTACCAAAGTTTGCCGGAGCATAATTTTTAGCGTTCTTTTCTATATTACGAGCCACCAATTCAGTAACTCCTTCAATATCTTTTTCAGCTTCTTTGCCGTACTTTCTTATATTAGCTAAAACAGTATTTAAGCCTTTTATTTCCATTAGGTTCTTTGAGTGGCTTGTATTTGAATATCAATATTATCCAAGTCAATATTTAAAACGCTATCAATATTATAAGTAACACTATTGTAAACAATAAAGTTATCTTTTATAGAAATATTAATATTTGGGTTATTACGAACTGTAAAGACTGCCTGTACAAAATTATCGTTTTGTCCGTTTTCGTTTGTTCTACTGGATTGCTTTGTTGTTACGTTTGTCCATAAAGAATAATCCAATTCAGTAGTTACGGTATTACCACCATATCCATCAGCAACAGTTACTGTTTTCCACATTTCAATAATCCTATCGTATTTTCTTGCAATCATTATAAAAATCGTCTGTTAACATCAATATTAGATAATACAAAGTCAGGAACGCTATTCATAGCGTTTTTAGTTTCGGAATTGTAAAACCAAAAGTTGATCAGTTGTAAAGCTGAATCAATTAACTCCGAAGGAATATCCTCAACAGAAGTATATCCAGTTGTTAAAGTAACCGTATTATTAACAGTTGGAACAATAGCATACAAAGGCCTGTAAATAATTTCAAACTCTGTTTCGGTATTGTCAATAGGATAATCATAAACTTTAACTTGTTGCACTAAAGCACAATCTTTGAAATAAACTTTATCACGTGTTTTAAATATGTGATTTGTACGTTTCTCAATAAATGAAAGTGCAGAGTTTATCATTCCGGTTATTTCATCATCGGTAACGGTTTGCCCATCATCAATTTTAAGATATAACTTCGCTTGTTCTAAAGAAATAACATCGGTATAATTAGTCATTATTTTTTGGTTTTAGTTTCTTTAACTTCTTCTAAATAACCATATGTAATCATATCTAAAGCTTCTTCTTTAGTC